TCAGTTGGAACCTTGACCTTGGCAAAGGCCCTCCGGGCAGCTTCCTTCCCGACCTTCTTGGGATAAATAGCCCAGAACCGCTCAAAAGCGCCGTCGCGCTCCGAATTGGATTCGGATTCGGATATCGAATTGGATTTCGTATTGGATTGGATTACGGGAACATCTGCCTGCATCTGCTTGCAAATGCTTGCAGATGTTTTCACGCTGTCACCAGGTGCAGGATACTTGCTCTTTTTTGCCCGAACCGTCTGATGCTCATTCCAACCAGGTAGGTACAGGTACGGCTTGCCCTCAAACTCATACAGGACTACCAACTCAGCACTCGCCAGGTTATTGATGGCGTTCAGAACCGTCTGCGTTGTGAGCTTCTCCTTGAGCGGAAACAGCATATTTTTGATGATGGCGGGTCTCCCGTCGTATCGCCCGAAGTCATCACAGCTTACGATCAGTCGATAGAAAAGGACTTCTTCAAACCAAGAGAGCTTGTCGATGGATTCACTGACCCGGATGCTCTCCTTCAGTATTCTGTTCGGCATCTTGATCCCTCTGCTTTCTTGCCATCCTCCCGCACCTCCTCAATTAAAAGGGGATCTCGTCATCCTCCGCGTCGTAGGACCCCGGCCCCATATAGTAGGGATCGTCTTGGTCCAGCGGTTTCTCCGCCCGCTTTGCGTCCCCGAAGTACACGTTGTCAGCAACGATCTCCGTGACGCTTCTTTTGTTTCCGTCCTTGTCCGTATACTCCCGCACCTGCAGCCGCCCGCAGACGGCCACCAGACGGCCCTTGGAGAAGTACTTGGAGACAAACTCCGCCGTCCCTCTCCAGCACACCACGGGCAGGAAGTCCACACCCTTTTCGCCGGTAGCCTTGTCCTTGAAATCCCGGTCCACCGCCAGGCGGAAGGTGGTCACCGCCACGCCGCTCTGGGTGTGTCGCAATTCAGGACTTGCGGTCAACCTTCCCATCAAAACAACCTGATTCAGCATTGAACTCCTCCTTATAGGTAACTCTTGCCGATAAGAGAAATAAACTCCTCCCGGCTGTGTGTCTTTTCGTATTCGATCTGGCAGACTCTCTTCAGCCACAGGTCCCGCGTTCGGTTGTGATGCACCCCGTCCGGCGGCTCGTTGTGACACCAGTGGCAGAGCCTGACCTTGAACCCGTTCTCCTCTGAGATCCTCCGGTTGGGATTTCCCCCGAAGATGTGGTGGGTCTCCGTCCAGTCATAGGACCCGCACAGGAAGCACCGGTCCTCGTCCTGTAAGATGCTCTTCATGCCCTGGACCACTCCCTCTCGATCTGCGCGTCCAATATCCGTATCTGGAGCTTGTACGCCTGGATGGCCTCCATGGCGCTCTTATACACCGTCTCTGCGATGTCCCGCTCCAGTTTGAGCTTTGCGATCTCCGGGTCTCCCCGGCACACGTCGGAGAGGATGGTCACCGGCGTTCCCTCCGCCCGCTGGGCCAGGATTTTCTTGGAGAGGGCGATGCGGTAGTCCTGCTCCGCCTGGGCGTAGGTCCGCCCTCTCACCCCAAGCTGGGTGATGGCCTTGTCCAACAACGCCACCTTGGCGCCCATCTCCTGGATCAGGTCCGCTGCCATACGAAGCACCTCTTCCCGGTCTTGTCGTTGCGGATAGCCAGCCCGGAAATGTCCCCGGTCGCCTCGTCATAGGCGATCTTCTCCACGCTGAACTTGTCATAGGTCCGCTTGTTCTGGATGTTGACCTTGTCCGCCGGCACCCAGATAAACGGGGCGGAGTACAGCTCACGGCCGATCCCCCAGCGGAACCCCGCCCGCTTGAATGCGTCGCTGGCCTCGCCCTTCTTCTCGTTGCCCTCGCCGTCGCTCCTGCTCTCGATCCCGCAGTCCCACTTCCAGACCACGTCCTTCATCACAGCGTCGCTCTGTTCCTTGATCCAGATTCCGCAGTACAGGTTGCCCTTGATCTCCCTGTAGTCGCAGCCCCAGTTGTAGGGCCCCACGGTCTCGTCCAGCAGGTCCATGTCGGTCCGGGCCGTCTTGTACAGCAGCAGCACCGCGCCGTTATCCTTCACCTGCTTGACCTTCACCTCGATCTCGCACTCTTTGAGCGCCCGAAACATCCGTCCCATTATCTGACCTCCAGTCTCGTCTCCCTGGTCAATTCGCAGCCAGGCACCTCCACGCCGTTCTTCAGGATGACCTTCAGGTCCGCCTTGCTCAGCTCCGGCCCGGCGTACCGGATGGCGTCCGGCGCCCAGGTCTCCGCCCACTTCAGGCAGGCTTCCTTGTCCGTGATCTGCACCGTCTCCGGGTTCCTCTTAAACCGCAGGGAACACCGGGTGCTCTCATAGTTCTCTCCGGCCAGGCTCCTGCGGAGATTCTCCATCAGCCAGGCCTCCCGGTTCTCCAGCACCTTCTGGCGGCGCTGTAAGTTTCTGACCTCCTCCTTAAATGCGTTGATCTTCCCCCGCAGATCCTTGATATAGCAGGCCGTGGACTCGATCTTGGCCTCCCACTCCAGGTGGAGTCTGTCCCAATCCTCCGGGGACGCCAGCAGCTCCCCGGTGTCCGGGTCCGTCTCGCTCATAAGAGCCATCAGCTCCCGGTCGATCTCATACAATGTCATCGTACTCGCCCTCCAATTCACTCTCCCACCGCCGGAGAAAGGCGGTGATCTGGTCCTCATGCTCATCGCAGAAAGCCTTGACGAAGGCCGGCGCGAAATACACCACGTCCTCCGCCAGCTCCCGGTACATGGTCTCCAGGAACCGCGTCAGGTCCTTCCTGGTCATCTTCTTTGTCCAGTCCATCAGCAGGCCTCCCAATAGTCCCCGGCCCAGTCCTGGGCCTCCTCGCTCATGTGCTCCATCACGATCTCGTCCACGGTCATCCCGTAGGCGTCCAGCAGGATGGAGATCAGCTCTTCGCTGTACTCCCGCAAAAAGCTCTCCATCTCCTGCCGGCTCATCCCAAACGGCCACATAAAAATACCTCCTTGTCAAATCCCAGGAGGTCTGGTATACTAAGGGAGTCATCCGACCAGACCTCCGTGTCTGTCCTCTGCGCCTGTGACGTGCCCGCGTCACGGGCGCTTTTTTATCTCGTTGGCGTACTCTTTCCGCCACCTTGCCACGGTGGTCTTGGAGACACCCAGCTTCTCCGCCCACTCCCGGTTGGTCATAGGCCCCCAAGCCCACGCCAAAAACTCCTGAAGCAGTTCGCTCTTGTGGCGGACGGGCTTTTTTGTTTTCTGGCCGTGCTGATAGAGCGGACAGGTCACAGCCTCCGGCGTACATCCCGGCAGGCTGCAGCTCAGGCAGATCTCCCGCTCTCTCTTTTGCTTCTCGGTCTCTTCTCGTTTGGGGTCCTCCTGGTCAGGACCCGGTTCCCGCAATGTCCATGGCCGGCTGGCCACCGGCATCCTGATGTGCTTTCCCAGCGGTGCTGGCATCCTCTGGCACCTCCTTTCGCAGGACGCGCCACACGTCCTCATATCTCTCGCAGTTCGGGCAGAAGTACGGCTGATCCATCGGGGGCACCAGCTTGCTGGCGTCCCACGCTCTGCCGCACCAGACACACACACGACGCATAGGATCTCACCCCTGGAAGGAGACGATCCTGCACCGGCGGCGCTTCTCGTCCCGCCGGCGGAACATCTCCAGGATGGGCTTCTCATACCCCTCCGGCACCCCCAGCACCTTCTCCTCCGGGTCCTCCGGCACCGGGAAGAAAGTCCTGGTCACCGGGTCCCACTGCTGATAACTGATCTTGATCTCCATGTCTGTCCTCCTTATAAAGTCCTGAACTTCGAATTCTCCAGCGCCCTGGCCACGTCCGTGGCCAGCCACCGGTTCCTCCCATATGTTTTTGCAGAACATGAATAGTCCTCCTCACGTTACCTCGCGCTTCTTGGCTGTTGCGTATTTGGGAAATTGTTCGTAAAAAAATAAGGGGTCGGATCATCGATATGCAATGCGGCGCAGATAGACTGCACCTCTTCCAGCTTAAAATCCCGCTTCCCTGCGAGTTTTCTGGACATTGAATTCATCGACATTCCGACCATTTGCGCTAATTTGCCCTGTGTTAAGCCTGCCTCTGCGATTTTACCGCGAATCATATTTACGTTCACGCTGCTCACCTCCTTGTCGCTTGTTGCGTATTTGGGATATTTGTATAATAGCACCTTCGGTTCTGGTTGTCAACCAATTCGCGCAACTTTTTTATTTTTCTTGTTGCGCATTTAACCCGTTTGGCGTATACTGCATAATGAAGGAGGTGAGGCGCGATGAAGTCCCTGGACTATAAAGAGATCGCAAAACGATTGAAAGCCAGGCGAACAGCGCTCGGCATGACCTATCAAGAGTTGGCAGACTCTGACTCTGTTTGTGAGGGTTCGAATCCTTCTCCCGCTGCCAAAAAGAAAACACCCGGAAAGTCTTATATATCAAGGCTTTCCGGGTGTTTTGCTATCCCTCATTTCATCGCCGCGAAATCACACCATGTGCAATTTATAGCGGTTTTTGAGGGTTTGTGCGTGGAAAATCGCGTGGAAAATTTTTGGCTTACATCCGCTCGATCTTATCCATGCACTGGTCCAGCGCCTGCTTCATCTGAGGGTCCTGCTGGGCGGAACGCGCCAGGTCCTCCAGCTTTTCCATCAGATGAGCCTTGCTGTCATTGTAGGAGCTGCCGTACTCTCTGGCGTTGCCCCGGGGACCCATATCGCGGCTGACAAACCGGCCCATGGAGTCCCGGCCCCGCCGAGTGGACATACCATCCTCATAGGAACCCTCATAGGACCCACGATAGGACCGCATAGAGGCTTCGCCCCCCATCTGGTCGTGGTCGGAGATCTTGTTGAGGTAATGGATGGTCTGTGCGATTTCCTTGATCTCACAGATCACGGACTTGTTCAGAGTCTGGACGCCGGCGTAGGATTCCAACTCATGCTCCAGTTTTTCCTTCATCATGTCGATCTTGTGCATCGTGTTTCACTCCCTTCTTATGCGATCCGTGTAATACGGAGGTTTGCGTTCTGCAGGCTGATGACCGGCGCAGGCACCGCAGCAGGATCATTGGATGCCGCCACGCTGCGCAGAGAGAGGGAAGAGCAGCACCCGGCCGGCACATCGATGATGGCCGTGCTGGTGACATTGCCGTACTCTTCTACGGCAGCCGGCGTCACGATCCCCCGACTGGTGGGCCGCACCTCGCCGTTTACCGCAAGCGCCACAGCGATCGGGCCAGCCGTCCCGCCGGTGGGCACCGCGATGTTCCCGCTGAAATCCACCTGATACCGGGCAAAGCAGTGGTTGGTCCTGCCCCGCAGAGTAAAGACCCCCGTGCCGTTTTCGTGGAACACATTCCCGCGATTGCAGGGGATGGAGTTGTTGAAGACAGCCGCCTGGTTCAGCAGGACGGACTGCACCTCGTTATACAGATACTCAGCCATGACGGACCACCTCAAGCAACGCCGCAGCCGCAGCCGCAGCCGCCGAAGTTATTCCCACCACAGGTGAAAATAGGCTGATTGCCGTAAACAGGCTGAGAAGGAATCGGGCAGGAACGCAGTTCGCTAACCAGTTGATTAGCAACAGTGGCCTGACTGTTACGAATCTGGGAGGTCTGCTCAACCTGAGAAGCCTGACCACGGGCATACATAAGCTCGGAACGCAGATTAGCATTCTCACGCCGCTCCGCATCCAGACGGTCAGCACACAGGTCATCTTTGATGGACTGGATACCATCACGCAGAGCATTAACAATAGCATTAGTATTGCCCATGTTCTGCATGGTGATATTCTGGAGGGCATCACCAACAGCCGCACGGTCAGCACAGGCCTCAGTCGCCACAGTATAGCGCAGGTCAGCCACGCCGGAATTCACGCCATTGAATCCCTGCATGTTCGCCGTCTGCTCCGCAAAAGAGCGGTTGAGGCTGGCAATCTCGTTGTTATACATCTGGGCAGAAATGGCGTTCTGCGCGCCGTTAATTGCCGTCACGATGCCATTGCCAGTCTGACAAAGGTTCTGGTTGACACCGGCAATACCAAGCTGTACGTCGCCAAATCCGCTGGTGATGCTGTTCTGAATGCCGTTGATAGAGGTGCTGAGCATCTGATCCCGGAAACCGCCGTTGATGTTCTGGCTGTTGTTCAGCCAGGGATACAGGCCGCCGTCCATGTTGCCGAAGCCGCCGCCCCAGCCATTGCCGCAGAAGGCAAAGAGGAACAGGATCAGGAGCCACCAGGAGCCGTCGCCGCCCCATCCGTTGTTTCCGCCGTTGTAAGCGGGCACCACGTCCATGTTCATGCCGACCCCTCCGTTCTCGTTGTTAAGCATTGCATTGTTCTCCTTTCATGATGATATATTCAAATCCCGGCCGGAGATTTGTCGAAAAAAGTCGATAAAGTAAGCAGGCCATCGCCTGCTCACTTGCGCCCCATCATTTGCTGCATCTGGCTCGCCATCTGCTGGAGCTTATTATATTGGTCCTGGGTCATCCTCCCCGAGTTGAGCAGGTCCTGGACCTGTTTCCTTGGATCGCCCCGGAAGGACGATGCGAACTGCTGGAACTGCTGCATCATGCGCTGGGCGTTTCCCATTGGCCCGGGCATTTGCCCGCCGCCCAGAAGATTAAACAACGGATTCATTGTGTTCCTCCTTTGGCATCAGAGCCGCCAGACGGGCCTCCAGCTCGTCCCGCGTCACATATTGTCCCATATCCTGCTTTGCCGGCTGCGGCGCAGATGACTCCTCCGAGTAGGAGAAGATTCTGAGAGGAAGGGGCATCCCGCTCTGGTCGGCGGATTTCAGGTAAAACTTCTGAGCCTCGCTGTCCATCAGCATCACCGTCTGCCCCGGCGCCACCAGGTACCCTTTCGCCCCGGTCTCGCCCTGGACCCAGATCAGCCCGGACTGCGCCTGCTGCTGGGCCGGCTGCTGGTACTGCTGCTGATAGGGCTGCACCGCCGGCTGATATGTCGCCGGGAAATAGGGATTGTATCCTGCCATGTTAATCATCCTCCTCAAAGTAATAGGCGACAGGCTCCCCGCCGGAGTCCCAGGAATCGTAATATGCCCCGTCGATCACCGTCACCACATGAGACCCCGTGGCCAGCACATAAAGCCCGGAGGGGTGCTCCGCACAGAATTCCCGCACCGTACACCGCTTTTTCAGCAGAGCTCGACGAAATCCGTGGTTTTCCAGAAAAAGGCCCCAAGTGGAACTGATGGAGGGCATATCGCCCTCCTCAAATCCCGTGAGCGCAAGCATCCAATACGCGGCGCCCCAACTTACATCCAGGGCCTTCGTAATGGCGCGGATCACGCAGTCGTTGGTATATCTCTCTCTGCGGTTCGGGTTATACGCCACCCACATGGTCATACGCCCCCAGCCGATCCATCAAAATCAGCACCCGCAGCATATCCAAAGTCAGGTCCAGGCCCTTCCCGGTCCCCTTCAGTACGCCCAGGTCCATCAGCTTCTTCACAGTGTCCTGCCCATAGGGCAGCTCCTCCAGTGTGTCATAGGTCTTGGGCTTAAGCAGTCCCATCTGCGCGGCCACTTCCTCCTTGACGATCTTTCTGGTCTCAGCTTCCGTCATATCCGGTTCCTCCTTTTTCCCCGCAGGTCTGCGGATGATCCAGTAGTATTTCACCTGCTGCTTGAAGACCAGGTAATTCCCGTGAGTCCTGGCCACTTTGGTCGAAGCAGGGTCATTGATGTAAATCATATTCCCCTCGATCTTCCAGACAAGAACAAAATGTCCGGAGCTGGTCCACAGCCCCCGCCCCATACAGGCAATAACCAAATCACCAGCTTCCACCGCGCTCCTGGCGATTTCATGAGCCTTGGCATTGGCATTGCCATATATGTTGGTGCTGTTCACCTGAGTACAGGTAAGGCCATATCGCTTGGCCGCCGGCACAAAATAAGAGTAGTAAGTCCCCTGCTTGTATGCTTTATACCCATGCTCCAGGGCCCACTTGCACTCCGTCGCCGGGGTCACGCTCTTGTCGCACCAGGTTGCCAGGACCATCGCCATAGACGTCGGCCCACACCCGGAGCCGCCGATGGTCGCCCCTTCACCTTTTACCGCGTAAGGGATGTTCTTCCACTTGGGATCTGTCTGCAAATATGATACAGGCTGTGATTTCATGCGGCCCCCCTATTCTAAAGCCAGGCAAATCATCGCCAGCGCGATGACGAGAAGAAAAGAATACTCATTGACCACTGTATGTTAATGGGATGGAATAGACTTCTGGATTCGCATATGTATTGAACCCGACTCCGTTCGCATAATACCGGAAGGTGAGCAGAGGCAGCTCCGTGCCGTCCTCATAGGTCAGGACTCCGTCGGCGATGGTAAAGCTGCCGTAAAAAATGTCGCGCTCAAACCAGTTCCGCAGCTCCTGGCACAGTTCTGTGAGCATTTCCGATCACCTCCTATTTGTTGTGGAGGCGGTTTTCCGCCTCCTTGCTTTAGCATGGCACGATCATCGCCGTGCCTCCTGTCTGTTGTGGTCAGCACTCTGACCGCTCCTCTCTGTGTGGGTTACTTTCCGCCGTTGTCGGAAAAGCCCTAATTCGAAGGTTCAACGGAAGGTTTAGAGACAACCGGGTAGCCATTTTCGGACTGCACGGTAAATGTTAACATGATACCATCCGACAGATTATACGCATGCACAATATAGTCGTCGCCATACAAACATTCATACACCTGGCTCTGCCATGCTAGTCCGTCTTCTGTTTGTTCCGTGAAAACATTTACAAAATACCCGGCACTTAATGCATCAAAAATTTGTTTCCACGTTTTATCAAGAGTCAAGGTTTCCGTATCAAAACCGACCTTAAGAAATCCCCCGCCGGAACCGCCAGCCTCGGCCACGCCCTGCTCCAGTTTGTTGAGTTTGGCGGAGGTGATGACATCACCGGTGTTCCATTCTGTTGGTGTATAACTCATTGATTTCTACCTCCTTCCTAGCCCGCAAGCGCGATCCCAACAATGGCGCTTCCGACCAAAGACTCTCCGCCGCCGCCGGACTGCGAGTAGTCCGTCCATGCGCTGCCGGTATAGACTTTCCACGCTGCGGTATCCATGCTGTAATACAGATCGCCGCAGCGGGCAGCGCTTGGAATCTCGGATGATAGCCCGAAAAAAATGTCCCTGCCATTTGCGTAGAGTCTCCACGTCGAGATCATGTGGCGCCTCCCGGAAAATGGAACTCACGCCAGGTGGCGTTTTCTTCGTCGTAAACGCTCCAGTCGCCCGTGTCAAGGGAATAATAGATGTCGGCATTCCGTCCCGCCGCAGGCCGTTCGCTGGCCAGTCCGTACAGGATGTCCCGCCCCTCGGAATAAAGTCTCCATGCTGAGATCATTTCATCTCCTCCTTCTCCTCCACCTCCGGCAACCCTGCCACGCTGGTCAGCAGAGACACCACGCCAGCCAGCAGCGCAGTCCCGGTCACGGTCATCCAGTTGACCTCGCTGATCATGACGCCCACGGGGATCATGGCCACCGCCGTCTGTGCCATGGTTCGCACACTTCTGATTAAAGCCGCTTTCCACCAAGCTTTTGAAAAATCGTTGTGCATGATGACCTCCTTTAAGCATATCTCCAACTATATCCACCAACTGTTTTATATCCGTAATCTTTTCTGCAGCAGGCAGCGATGTGTCCCCTTACTGATTGCATCCCAAGCGTTTCAGCCGCAATTTTTTGAGATGGGAAATAATATTCATTCCCGTTTTTATCTGTCGCTATCACAGCTCTTGCGCGAGACTGTTGTGCTTTTTTGAGGTTTTCTGGATTATAATGCATCCTGCCCTGCTTCGTGGCCCATTGCATATTCCCTTTATAGGTTGTCCACTCTAAGTTTTCAGCTTTATTATTGGACGGATTGTTGTCGATATGGTTAACCACGTCACAGCCATCAGGCTTATCGCAAAACACCTTCGCTACCTCTCTATGGACAGACAACCTTCTGGACACGCCGTTTTTACTAACGTGTACAACTCGATACCCTCCGCCGTTTTTTCGACCTTTAAGAATTTTCCCTTTGTAGAAAGTTTTGGCTTTGGACCCGTTATTATCTTGCTCAACGATTCTATCGAGGCTTCTAATCCGTCCTTCATTACTAACTTCGTATAGCCCTTCATACCCAAGAATTGGTTTCCAGACTTCCGCCGCTTTTCACCACTTCGTGCTCATTTTCGCACCTCCTCCAGGTTGTCCAATCTTCGCTCAATGGTTTGGATCTGTTGCTCTACAACGGGCATTCGCTTTGCGAAGTTGTTGTGTTCCCGGACTTCCCGGGTGAGCTCTTCCAGTTTGGTGTCCGTCACCGCCTGGGACTTGCTGTTTGAGATAAGGACCCCAAGCAGCGTCACAGCTCCGGTGATGATTGCTACGATAATAGCCTCCGACATAGCGACACCCTCTATTTTTTCTTTTTTTTGGAGTTTGTTACGCGCTGAGACGCATAGTATGTGCTCGTTGCTTTTCTATTTGCTTCCTTCGGGTTCTTAACTGCGTTTATAGCATCGGGAATCCTGTAAGATGCGCTTGTATTTGTTCTCGGAGCATATTTTTTGATGTGGTTATAGCGCTCAACCACGTCATCCCATGTGGACGTAACGCCTTTGCCACGCTTGCTGTAATACTTTGTCGCCACAATCATCACTCCTTATCTTTATCTGCACTCATAATATAGGGCTCCATATTTGTTTTCGCCCCGAAAACGAAAAAAGCCGGAGAAAAATCTCCGACCTTTTTCGTCACGATCATCACGCCCACGGATTGTTCTTATCGCTGGAGTAGCAAGTATGATACAGGTAACTGCTTTTCTCTTTGCCCAGCTCCAGCTCCTCGATGGCCCGGATCGTTTTATCCTGCTTGGTCTGCCCGGGGATATCGTCCCCGTTTGCGTCCTTGTCAGACGCCAGACCGTTGTAATAGACCCGGAAACACTTGTAAGTCACAGGGTCGATCCCCGCGTCTTCCGCCTCCTTGATCGCCGCCATCTCCGTGTCCGCGCTGGTGATCTCTCCATTGGATGCGTCCTGCATCACCTGATCGCCGGCATACTGCTTCAGGCTGGCCTCCACCTTTGCCCTCTGTTCGGCGGGCATTTCGTTGTACAGAGGATTCCCGGCCATCTGAGTCTCATAGGTCTCATAGATTCCGGCAAAGGCCTCTTCCTGTTCGCCGCCGGTCTCCATCGCCTTCTTTGCCAGGTTTTTCATCTTCGTGTCAAATTTCTCCTGCCCCATAGCGTCCACCAGCTCCGCCTTGATCTTCTCATAGGCGTTCATATCTCCGGCCTGCTGAGCGGCATAGGCGATCTTGACAAACTCGGTCTGGTTGTTGGTATTGTCCATCCGGTACAGCCACTTCTGCAACTCAAACTGCCCCAGGTAATTCTTCTGGCTGTTCATGGCCGTGCTATAAATTGCCAGCACGTCCCGCTTGATGTTAGACGCCGGGATGCCCAGCAGTCTGGCACCCTCCGCCGTGAGCCTGGTCAGCGCATTCTGCAGGGTGATCTTCCCGTCTCCGTGGAATGCCTTCCAGGTGCTCCCGATCTCCTGCACGAACTTGGAAATGGAGTCCATATCCATCCGGGAAACCTTAAAGCCCTGGGCCAGGGAGACCACATCCTTCATCCAGGGGATATAGGTCGCCGGGTTAAATGCCGCCCCCAGATTGCCCTCCAGAATTCCGTTCTTGATCTTCGCCCCCGTGGTTTCCTCGTCACCCTCCAGCCCGTAGAAGGCCTGGAAGAACTTCTCCCAGTAATCCTCGTCCTTGTCATCGTCCCGCAGGGCGTCCACCAGAGACTGCGCCGCCGCGTTGGCGAAGAAGGAAGCGATGAGCGCAAAGGTGGTCCTGCCCATCACCTTCATGGCCTGGGTCCTGGTCTTGGGGTCCTGGCTGTGCTTCAGGTCATAGACCGCCGTGGTGAACATATTATAGACCTTCGTGGGCTCCGCCATGAAACTGGTGGCCATCTTAGTCAGAGCATCGGGGGAACGCATCACCTGGGACCGCTGGAGGATACCGTCCACCACCTGGCTGTGGTCGATGACCGCGTTGAACCGCGCCGCCACCGCCTGGTAAAACTCATCGGTCCTGGGCTTCAGGTCCTTTCTGGTCCGTCTGGTCTCCGCCTCCAGGGCGTTCCAGATGTGGCTCCAGCCCAGGGAGTCCATCGCCCCGGCGGGGGCCATCAGACCGTTGTTGACCTTGGCCAGAGCGCTGTCATCCCCGAAGAGGATGGACTTCATCTGCCGGCCCGTATCGGCGTCGAAGTAGCCCCAGTCCTTCCAGACTGCGATGGGCGCGTACTTCTTCACCGTGCTCCAGGTGGTCGGCCTCGCCCGGCCAAGCCCCGCCAGAAAGTCCGCCGGGTTGATGTCATCCAACGCCCGCAAAATCGCCGTGGGCTGCTGGATAAAAACACGGATGTTAGCCCCGATGGCCGACGCCTTGTAATTCCCGATGAGGGAATTGAAGGGGTTGTCGTTGGTCCCGTGCACCCCGTTGTTCAGGTCCTCCGTCAGCTTCTCCCAGTAGCTCAGCCCGTTCTTCCCGAAGGCCCGCTCCAGGTTGGCTTTTACCGTCCCGGTCCGGTTCCCCTCCGCGTCCCGGAAAGTGAAGTTATAGATCCTCTGCAGGTTCTCCATAGCCTCCAGCCAGGAGGAATAGGTGGCCATGTCCGTCACATGGTCGGCGTACACGTCGAAGATGTTCCGCACGATGAGGGCGTTGTTTGCCTTGGGCGTGGTGCTCTTGGTAAAACCTCTGCCGGCGATGGTGGCCGCCTGGGCCTCTTTGGTCTGGTCGGTGATGGTTTGGTTTTTGTCCACCTTGATGGGGAAGTAGTTCTTCTCATTGAATTTCTCATACCCATACACCGCCATGCTGGCCTCGTTGCCCAACTGGGCCAGCCGTCCGCCCATATACTTCTGGAGGGCGTCCGCCATTGCCATCTGCTCCTCGGTCAGACTGTCCACGATCTCACTGATCTGGTCGATGGTCAGGCGATAAGGTTCAGAGGGTGCCTTCTTCTTCACGCCCCGGTCCACGCCTTCCGGTTTGATGCCGCCCACCACGATGTGGTCCACCGCCTGCTGACGCTTCATCAGCTCATACAGGCTCATGATCTGGGCCGTGGTCAGTTGGACATTCTCGCCATCAAAATCAAAGGTGTGTACTTCCTTCTCCCACTTCCGCACCTTGGTCTTGCCCACGATCTTCTCTGTATACTCCTGGGCCTCCTGCATGATCCCGATGTGCCGGTCCTGGGCATTTCGAAGCATACGGAAGATATCCTGCCCGGTCTGGCCCATTCTATGGAAATAGCTCTCCGGCGTCAGCATACCGGAATTGAGGAGTTTATCGAACGCACCCACAGCCCCCCGATAGTCTCCACGGTCCTTCCGGTTGCCCATCGCCTGCTGCAGCCCATCCGCCGCTTCGAAGATGGTGGCAAAACGCTGCTGGCCAAAGGCCTTGTTGGCCGTGGTGATGCTGGCCTCCACCGCCCGGATGGTCCGCCAGATGGTCTCCAACTGAGACAAATCCATCTCCGCGATGGGCGTATCCCGCATGGCCTCCACCTCGCTGATGTTGTCCATCAGGTCCGGGTCGATGACCAGGCTCTCGCCCTGCTGCAGGATGTCCTGATAAGCCAGCCGCAGCTCCTGGAACGCCTTGGTCCGGTTGGTCTCCTTAAAGTTCTTGGAGGCCAGGTTCACGCTGTCCAGCACCGCCGCCACAGCCTCCCGCAGCTGCTGGGGGATGTGCTGCTTGTCCGAAGGTTTCAGCAGTTTCTTGGACAGGTCTCTGGCGTGACGCATGATCTGCGCCCGTCTCTCCCGTTCCTTCTGCCGCTGGCTCCGGGCTTTTGTCTTCCCCAGATACGCCGCAGACTGCTCCTTCAGCTTCCGGTCCCGGTCCTCTCTGACCTGCCGCAGTTTCTCCTGGTATTTCTCCTGCATATCCAGCCGGCGGGTGACTTCCCGGCCCAGCCGCGCCTCCGCCCGGTCCGCCCAGGTCTTCTTCACGTTGGGCAGGTCCCAGAAGCTGTCCATGATCTCCGCCGTCAAATACCCCGCAGGGCCTTCCAGATCGTCCTGGAAGGGGTTTGTCTCCTCCTGGGTATAGATACCGTCCATGACCTCCACGATGCGTTCCAACTGATCCAGGCTGGTCACGTCGCGCTCTTCGTCGAACCACTCCGGCCAGAGCTGAGAGACTTCCTGATACACCTGGTCGATGTTGCTCTGTTCGCCGCTCTGCAGTCTGAGCCGGCCCGTCTGCGCCTTCCGCCAGTCGTTGTAGTCCGTGATACCTCGCTTGATCTCCGGGGAGATGACCAGCGGTGTCTCCCGGAAGAACACCCGCATCGGCTCATACTCGTTGTACAGGAAACCGTCGCTCTCGCTGGCCTGCTCCACCATGTTCATGGCCAGAGCGTGGGCCGCCTCATAGGCCTGGTCATAGGTCCAGTCCTTGCCCAGCCCGTCATAGATGGCCTGAAGTTCCCCGGCGATCTCCGTCCGGTCCATGGCAGAAGAGAAGTCCGTCGCCAGTCTCCTGGCCAGTTTCTTCACTTCCTTGGGCTCGACCTTTGCCCGGTCAGACTTCTTCGTCTGCCCCTTCCAGTACTCGACCCGGTCCCGCAGCTTCTGGTTCTCCCGCAGCAGCCGGGCGTTATCCATACCGCCGGCGAGGGAGTAGCGGGTGTCAGGATTTCCCCGGTCAAAGGTCCCTACATTATCTGTGGCGCTCTTGATCTGGGTGCGGTCAAAAACGATATAGCTTTTGACGTTTTCCCTCTTCCCGTCAACGTAACGATGCCCGTCATAATCAAGGATAATCCCGTCATACCCACTGTCATTATCCAGAAAATATTGGTTAAGCATATTGTGAAGCTGCCCACGATAAGAGTTCTCCATCTCCGCCAACTCAGCCAAGGTGGTATTCCACTTTTGGTCGAGAGCGTCATACATCTCTTCGTCGGTCTCTTCGGAAAACATCTCGCGTTCCATTTCATCCATCCGATCAAGAAGCGGCTTCACAGCTGCTTTCATTTTGTCTTGCAGGTTTTTATACCCATCGATGTTTTTGGAGTACCATACGTTGGCTGCTTCGCGGTTCCTGAAATGCAACGGCTTTTTCATGTCCAGATAGGTTGCCACCTGCCGCGCACCGCCGATCCCGATGTCGTGGTCGTTTTCCTTGAAAAAGAATCCACTCGGAGTCTCACTGTCTGTTTTTCCAGCAACGGGATTGCTATTGTCAAAAGTCCAGAACTCTTTCCCCGTTTGATGATATACCACCTTCGGAGACCCGTCGGAATTAACTACCTTACTGGCATGAGCCGGGTCATTCTGCCAATCGCCAAACCACTGCTTAAACTCCGGGCTTTCAGTCTGGGCAGAGATGGAGAAGCGCGCCCCCTTAACCGCGTTCAGATTGTTGGAGGCGATAAACCGGTCCGTCTCCTCAACCGGGGAGGATAGTGAAAACCGCTTGCCGCCCTTCTCCGTCCGAGAAGTTCCCAGCTCCATCGTCTTCACAGCCTCACTGGCCGCTCCCAGCGCATCCTCCAGCAATCTCACAGCCTCATCCGCCTGGACCTTCTCCCGGCCCGTCAGCTTGGCAGCCAGCGCCCGGAACGCATCCCGCACCCGCTCCAGCAGCGTCCGGTTGGTATAGTTCTTGCGGATGAAGTCCTGCAGCTTTTCGGAGCTGTCCCAAAGTTCGCCGGCAAAGTCTGCCGCCAGCTCGTCCATGGCCGCCTCTCTGGTGAAACCGCCGGTCCCTGACTCATACAGTGCCAGCGTCTGATCCAGAGCGTTCTGTGCCCCGGGGATGCTCATGACGTAATCCCGGAACGCCTGATAGGTCTCCGGGGAGAGGTCCTGCATCCGGTGGGTCAGCTCATGGCCGATCAGCTTCCGCACGGGGTTCGGATTATTCTTCTCGATCCGCACCACATTCCCGACGATCTCAGCGTTTGCCTGGGCCCCCGTCCCGGTCAGGATCGACCCCTCGTCCGCAAAGATCACCCGGACGCCCAGGGCTCTGGCCACGCCGTCCACCATCTTTGCGGTCCTTCTGTCCATCTGCCGGACGTACTGGTCTCTCCAGTCCACACCGGCGTTTTTGTTCCGCCCTGCCACTCTGCCAACAGGACGCGCCGCCGCCCGGTCATTCATCCCGGACTGCACCGCCGCATAGAACTGCGGTTCTGTCAGGGCGCTGGGCCGTGCGATCTGCTCCTGGGTCTTCCCGCTCACCGCCTGGTCATACACCTGGGCAAAAGCCTGACGATAGGTCCCGGCATCGCCGCCCTGGTATGCTTCCATGATGGCCTTTCGCCCGTTCTCCCCGAAGGCGCTGACGTTTCGCGCCAGGATATCCCGCTGGACCTGGGAGCTCTGCTGCACCATACTCCGCGCCTGTCCCACCGGCTGGGCCTGTCGCTCCGCCGTCTGAGTCTGCACCGGCTGTGCCTGGGTCTGCGCCGCTTGCGCCTCCCTCTGCGCCTGCTGCGCCCGGAACGCCGCCTGGTCCGCCCGCAGTTGTTCCACTGCCCGGTTCCTGGCGTTGTTCTCCCGCGCCGCGTCGATGAGAGACCCGACCAGGGAAGAGGGCGGGAATTTGCTCCGCTCCCACTGGACGGGGGGCATCTCCGGCTGCACATCCATCGTTCTCTGCTTTGCCGCCTCCTCCAGCGTCCTGGGCGCCGGCTCCGTCACCGTCTGGGGGACTTCCTCCACGCCGGCCAGTCTGGCATACCGCTCATTCAGGGCGTCCCGCATCATCCCCAGCTCGTCCTGGGAATACAGCCCGGTCTGCTTCATTTCATTGTAGGCCTTGGTGTCCTCCAAAAGGCTCCTGGCCTCCTGGGTCCGCTCGTCCGACACGATGTCCTGCACCTGGGTGATGGCCTCCGCCTGCTCCTGCGTCCTGGCCTGGATATCTCCGATCTGAGGCATAGCCGCCCGGCCTCTGCCCTCTCCGATCAGAGAGCCTCCCACGCCGAAGATGCCGCCGGAGACCGCGCCCATGCCGGCGTTCTCCAGCAGTTCTGCCCAGGAGAACTGTGCGTCAGGATTGTTCTGCGCCACGTCAGCAACATAGTTTCCGACGTAGGAGACAGCTTCCTCCGTGCCTTCCAGCCCGGCCTGCCGCAAAATGTTCTTGATGGCGGACCGTCCGCTCTTTCCGCTGACGATCTTGGCAAAATGCTCCAAAGGCAGTTTCTCTGTCAGGATCTCAATCCCGCCGGAGATCAGACCGCCCCGCAGCGCCTCGCCGGCAGTGAGCCCCTGCTGCGTCAGCTCATACGCTCTGGAGCCTGCCGCCTGGGCGCCCAGCACACCGAGGCCCAGCGCAGGCCCGATCCCGGGGATAGTACCCAGCGCCATGCCGGGGAGAGACTGCCCCGTGGAGATCATCGCGTCGGTCAGGAATCGCTCCGCGCCGGTCATCCCTTCTGTGGCCTCCGCCTGGTGCTCCGCCGCCTGCCGCAGCATCCGTTCACCAAACGTCTCATCACGGGTGGTGGGCAGCCCCAGCACCTCTGCCATCGTGGGGTCAAAGTAGAGAGAATCCACGTCCCCCTGCACACGCTCCAGTTGTGCTCTGGCCTGAATGGCCCGGTTCAACCGCATGACCAGCACGTTCCGGTTCGGCATATCATCCGGAGCCCGGCCAAACTGACGCACAAAGTTATCATAGTATTCCAGGTCACTCTGGGCGGAGATATAGTCATCCGCGTCCGCAATCCACTGGTCCATGTTGGCCGCTTCGTATCTGTCCCGGTTCGCCCGGTTGGCAATTTGGCCGGCATACGCCAGACCGCCCACAATGCCTTCGCCGGTGGCCTGCAGCGCTGCCTTGCTCTGCTGGGCATCCTGCCGGTTCTGCTCCCTGGTCCCGGCCCACATTCGCCGGCCCTCGGGCCCGAAGCTCCAGCCTCTGCTGGTGTCCGCGTCAGTGGCAGGTCCTTCCCGATACCCCGGCGCCCGCAGGATCGCTTCGATCCTCTGGTCCGCCCTGGCGATCTCATCCTCCGTCACCGCTCTCTGCCGGGCCATCCTGGCCTGCCGCAGGGCCAGCTCACCCTGGCTGTTCAGGGCGTTGTACTCCCCCTGGGACAGCTCCGGCCGGATGAACTGGTCTCCCGCCGCCCCGCCGGAATACCCATGCAGCCCCCGCAGATTCTCCGCCTCCCGGTGGGCCCGGGCAGCGTCCTCCTTCTTCCCGGCCTTCTGGGCCTCCTTATACCGCAGCTTGGCCTCCTGGACCTGTCTCTGCTGGGCCGCGTTCATGTTCCGTCGGTCCCATTCAGACAAGTCCTGCCGTGCGACCTTCCTGTTCCGCATGGCTTTCTTGGAGTTCTCCACGATCTCCTTGGCCTTGTCTTTGTCGCTCTTCTTCGTCTCGACCCGCAGATCGCTGGCCCACGCCCCTCTGCCGGCCATGGCGTCTGCCCGGAGCTGTTCCATGGGGCTCCTGGTTACGCTGCGCTCCTTGAGTCCATGGAACCGATCCGCCGGATTCTGGGCAGCCTGCAGCGCCCCGCCGATCTGGCTGAGCAGATCCCTTCTGTCCAGCGGATTCTTCTGCGGGTTCTTGAAGTAATCCTTGGTCCCGGTGGGAATATTGAGCTGCCGCATCTTCACATTGGCCTGGGCCATCTTCTGCCGCTGATACGGCGTCGGCGTGTTCTTATTGGCCTTGACCTTCGCCCCCACCTTGTTCTTCACGGCGGTGCCCGTCCGTCTGGCCCCGCCCTTGTTCTTATTGCTATAGTACTGGACCTTCTGCCCTGCGGCCTGTCCGGTCTTCTTCGCCACCGCCGTGGCTCCGGTCCTCTTCGGCGTCTGGCTGGGCTTCGCCGCGCTCTGGGCGTTCTGCACCGCCTGGGCCGTCTGCTTCTTGATCTTCTTCCCGATCTTCTGGAGTCCCATACTCATACCCCCTTGCAGTCGTTACCCTCAAGATAACAAAAACGCGGCCCGGGTTCGCCCTGAAGGAAAGGCGATTTTATCAAACAGTCCACCTGACTGTTTGACCCCTAAGCCGCGTTGTTTGTTTTTTATCAGTAGCCGCTGTAATAATAGTACCTGCCGTTTTCCTGGGCGTTGGTCACATCGGCCCACCTCTGAAGCTGTGCCAGCTCTGTTGCGGAAAGCCCCAGCCGTTCCGCGTCCTCCTGAGTGGGACGATACCCTCTCTCTACCATCCCGATTAGACGGTCCATTTCCTGGTCCCTGCGCGCGTCCTGCGCTTCCTGCCGGTCAAGCGCATCCTGATCCTTCATATAGGCAAGAGTATCCTCACGGTACTTGTTGTCTTTGGCCTGCTGTTCCTGGTCCGCCTGCCATTCCAAACGATCATAATAGTTCTCCAGATTCTGCTGGTTGATGGTGTTCTGCCACTCCGCATTCCGCCATGCGTTGCTCAGCTCGTCCTGGTACCGGTCATAGTCGAACCGGGTCTTGTCGTACCACCGGCCATAGGCATCCGTATACTGGTTGTACGCCCGGTTGTAGTCATCCACCTGCCGGTTATAATCATCCACATACATGGAATACGCCAGCTGCCGCAGCTCCGGGATCTTATTGGCCAGGTCCGTCATGTACTGGTCATAGGTCTGCTGGGCCATAGACCCGGCATAGCTGGAGGCCATGCCACCCGTCCGCGCCGCCAGCTGCCCCAGCACATCCGTCATGGCTCTCTGCCCGCCTCTGGTGTAGCTGTCGGCGTACTGCAGATAGGCGGGGTCCGTGCTTGGGTCGTATTCAAAGGCCCTGTAATTGGCCAGGTTATTGGCCATCCGCTCCAGTTCAGGGCTCAGTTGCTGGTAAAGAGAAGATTCCTCCCACGGCGTATACGCAAACTCCGGCATCTCCACCACAGGCGCCTGATACTGCATATCATACAGCTTCTGCCCGCCCAGATACCACACGCCGTCGTTGCCGATATAAGCCCCGGGGATCTGCTTTGCCAGTTCCCGGTTCTTGGCCGCCAGCTTTTTCTGGGTCTCCTTGTCCGCATTCAGCCACGCCGCCGAGTTCTGCTTCATCTGCTGGATGATCCCGTAGGTCATCAGGTTGTCCGTGTAATTGGGGAGGACCTCCGCCCCTGCCAGCGCCCCGTCTTCTCCGGGAACGCCCCCCAGGTTGTTCGTCGGCACAGACGCCCCGATGTTGGCCCCTTTGTTCGCGATCGCCGCCATCCTGTTGGCGTTCGGGTCATAGCTGAACGTGCCGGACCCGCCAGAGAAAGCCGAACCGAAGTCCATGTCATACAGCTTCTGCCCGTTATACCACCACACGCCGGCGTCGTCCCTGGTAGCACCCGGGAACCAGGCATTTGCCAGCGAAGCGTTTTCCCTTGCCAGGGCGTTCTGGTTGGCTGCGTTTGCCCCCGTCCAGTCCTGAGAGTTCTGCATCATGGCATCCAGCGCTGTCTGCTGGTCGTACACTGTCGGCGTTGTCCTGATCTGCCCTGTCCCCGTGTTGGCCAGCGCCGCGCTGGCGTTGCTCACCGTGCTGGACGTGTTCCGGCTGGACCCGGTTGACGTCCCGGTGCCTTTGTTCGCAATGGCCGCCGCCCGGTTGGCGTTCGGGTCATAGCTGGTCGTGCCGGACCCGCTGGTCCTATTCACCGTGCTCGTTGATGTCTTGGAATTGGAAGAGGAGCTCCCGGTATAGCTTCTGCTCCCCGCCGTGCTTGTCTTGCTGGTGCTGCCGGAGCTGGAATACGTCTTCCCGCTGCTGCTCGTCAGCTTGCTGGTGTTTTCCTTTTTCCTGCTGTTGAGTCCATAATATGTTGCCATCTCATCCCCCTCCTTCCAGGGCTTTCACTCTTGCGTCCAGGTTGCTGATGTCCTGGGCCATGTCCGCCATCTGCCCCTGCAGGGCGGTGATGGCCGTGGCGTTCAGGTTGGCCTGGGCCGCCGCCGCATCCACATCCGTCCGCAGGGAAGCCAGCGCCTGCTGGTCCGCCGCCAGCTGGGCGGTGTGATTCCCCACCGTGGTCTGCAGCCCCGTCACCGTGCCCTGGACCTGGTTCACCGTCGCCGTCACCGCGCTGAGGGAATTGGAAAGCGCCGCGATCAGCACCAGCATCTCCGCCGAGCTCACCCCGGCCCCCTGGACGGTCTTATACATATTGGTCAGGGAAAACTCCACCCGCTCCTGCATATAGTTGATGTAGTTCTCCAGGGCCCCCAGGGAGCCCTCCACGTTCCCCGTGTCCAGCTTGTCCAGCCGTTCCGGGAACACCGAGTATGCCATTATCCATACCCCCCGACGATAAACTCACGCATGGCCGCCTTGACCACGCAAGGCCCGTGCCCCTCCAGCTTCACCCGGTACTGGTCGCACCGGCTGGGCGCCACCATCAGGCTTACCGTGTCCACCTTTTGCCGGGTGATCTTTCCGACCTCCACCCAGGGCCCGTTGTCTGCGCAAAAGAAAGCGCTGACCCAGGCCCCGGCGGACAGCTCCACCCGGAACATGACCCGGGAAAAGCGCTTCCGCCCTTCGATGGTCTCATAGAAAGGCGTGTATTCCGCCACCCAGTCCACATCCGGGTCATCCTCTCCGGCGTCCTCCAGCCACACGGTCCCGTCCTCTTTCAGCAGATACACGTCCTTACCCACTCTCGCCGCGTCGGTGAATCGCAAAGCGTCCTCCTTCAGCCACGCCCCCTCGTTGGGGTTGAACGTGAACAGGGCAGGGGAGCCGTTGTCCAATGCCGACAGGTAATACTTCTCTCCGTCCGTCTCTCCCACGGCCTCCGTCAGCTCATGCTGTCCGAAAACCGTAGACAGGTCCGACGGGGACCCGCCGGCATAGGTGAACACCCCGTGGAGTCCCACATAGAACAGCACGTCGTTGATGATGGTCTGGGACCGGTGGCACCCCGCCCGCAGGCCTTCGATATCGTAAGAGTACATTACATACTCCGCCGGGTAATCTCCCAGGATCTTGTGCAGCGTCCGCTCCTTCCAGAAGAGCAGGGAAGTGGACAGCTTGCAGCACCCCGTGAAATCCCCCTCGGACCCGATGGGCAGGGCGTACCCGTCCGTACTGAGCCCATCATAAACATAGAAGTTGCTGGGGTCGCCCAGAACGGAGGAATAAATGGTCTTCTCCTCGTTGGAGACCCCCCACAGCCGATTCCCGCTCTCGCAGATGAAGTCCAGGTCCGGAATCTTCCGCTTGATGGAAATGGTCCCGCTCTCCGTGCCGGCGGTGAAGGTCTTGGCCGCGATGGTAATGGTGTCCGCTGTCACGGTCTTGATGACCAGGGAGCGGTTGTTCCCCGTCAGGGTCGAAAACCCGGAGAACTCCACGCCGTCTCCAACCCGGAACTTCTGCGTCAGGTCCCCGGCCCCAGTAAAGGTCACGGAGTCCTGGCTGTCGGCGAACACCGCCTGGGTGGCCGTGGTCTCCGCCCCCAGGGGTTTCAAGGCCAGCTCGTTCATGTCCAGATACACCTTGTCCGGCCAGATCACCAGCTTGGTGTTCACCGCCGCGAACTGCTTCTCTCCCGCAGTCACCTGGCCCACCACGTTCCCTTGATACAGCAGGTCCGTCCCCCGCACCGCCACCAGTCCATTCCAGTTGGTCAGGGCCGTGACGTTCTCATATCCCGCCTGCTGTTCTCTGGCGTTCCGCGTGGCGAGGTACGGCCACCGCCGGTTGGACAGGTTCTGGCACACCGCCAGGTCCCCGTCCTGGATATTGTCGCTGTAGTTGAGCCCCCGGGCGGTCACCATCTCCCGCCGGTTCTGGATGTCCCCCACAGGAAGGTCAGGCAGTCTCATTCGATCCGCGCCCCCTTCTCGTTCACCCTGGGCCGGTTGTGCCGCCGCCACCAGGCCAGGGCGGAGGCGTGGGCCTCGTCAAACATGGCCTTGTCGATCTGATACAGCTGCATATCCAGCTGGGCCCAGTCGATCATGGCGCACAACCAGAACACATACACCTGGTCCACCGGCGCCGGCATGATAAGCTCCTGGTCCTCCGGCCACTTCCACTCCGGGATATCCACCTGGAGGGTCTCGGCAAGCTCGCCCTCCAGCTGCTGCAGCCACTCAGACTTCAAAACCTCATCCACCGTATTGGGCCGCAGCCCGTCCGCCGCCGCCATCGCTCGTCTGAGGTACACACCATCACCATCCTTTCTCTAAGAAGTCAGGTTTTCGCCCCCACAAGAGAGGCGATTTTCCGCAGGTCCTCCACCGGAGCACCGTAAAAATCGTGGTTCCAGTGCCATTGCTCTTCGTGTTCCGGCCTCTTATATCGCTGGCACAGTGGGTCCCGCCAGACCTTTGCCCAGCGGGCATTCCACCCCTTGTCCCGTTTGGACAGGCTGGAAAGGATTGCCCCCACCAATGCGCCGCGCTCTTCTCCCTTCCCGTCGCCATTCCAGGAAAAATAGTCGTGGGCAATCTTGCTGGTCGCCCAGCAGAGCTGCTTCCCTTGGCAGAAAAGGTCTCTTCCCCGCTGCTCCACCCTGGTCCCATAGGGAAGATTGACGTCGCTGCCGCACAGTGCGTGGAACCGCGCCCGCCGGCGGACGATATAGCCCATGCTCAGGCCTCCTCGTAGGGCTCCCCGATCAGGGCTTGATATTCCTCCGGGGTGATGACGCCATCTGCCACGTCCTGTCGGGCCAGGGCCTTCACGTCTTCCTTCACCGTTGCGGGGACAGAGGCATAGGTCCTGGCTCCGTCCTTGATCCGCCGCCAGTAGCTGTGTGCGATAGGTTTCACTGCCATAATACTTAACCTCCGATCATTTCATAGAGCTCAATGAGCGCATCGTCCTGGGCCTGGTTGATGTCCTTCTGCTCCAGGTGCTCTTCATAGAGCTGGATCGACGTCTCGTCTGTGGTGGCAAGATCCTCCTGGAGGGTCGTTACGTCCCGATTGATGCCGTTCATCGCGGTTCCGGCGTCCACAAACACCAGGGCGATATCCTTCGCCCCGTCAATGGCCGGGCGGCCGGGCAGATGATAGGCCGCCCCGCCGAAGGCGATTCCCGCCGCTTCCTCCTCCGGGCAGAGGACAAACCCGTCGTTGCCCGGATGGGTGGATTTTCTGATATAAGTCGGCTTCTCGATCAGACCGAGACAGCCTGTTTCATGGATGATCCTGTACATGGTGTACCTCCTGTAAATATGGCATAGTACATCCGTCTTAGCCGCAGCAGCCGCCCATGGTCGTTGTATTTGCGGTTGTCCATCCATATCCTCCTCTTGTCCGCCCGCTTTCGCGGGCTGGATGTAGTTGGATACACTGCGGTGGATTAGACAGCAAAGCCCGCGCGCAACCCCGCCGAGTAGTACGCGCTGTCACTGTAGTTGCCGCCGTCGGCATTGACATTTCTAAAGTTATTGCTGTTGTTGGAGTTAGGAGACCGGAGCCACCACAACACAGCCGTGGACACGGCTGTATGATTATAGGCAATCCTGTCAGATGCCGCGTTGTTCGTTGCGAAATAGGCATATTGCTCCTGGCTGTTCTGCTCATAAGGATTGGCAGAACTCCTCACGCCGAACACTTCAAACTCTGCCAGAAGGAAGAGATAATCCGTTGTGGCGGTGACTGCGCTGGACGTTGTGCTTTGGTTTCCAGTGTTATCCGTGTACTTGGTCACGGGTTTCATCACCGCCCGCAGGTCGCTGGGCAGCGCTGCCAGCATATTGTTGGACCCGGGGCTGGTGGGATTTGTTCCGCTCTTCAGGATCGTGCCCCGCATATAGCTGGAGCTCCACCCGCCAACATTGGTGTTCGTGGTATTCATGCGGAAAGCGGCGTCCGATCCAGAATTGTTATATTTGCTGTCGCAGAACGCCACATTCTTGCTGCTGATCTTCCCCAGCAGGAAGTGGATGCGGTGGGCCCCTTCCTTTGCGCTGTTGTGATTGAATCCGATGATAAACGCCTGAACCGACAGACTGGAGAAGGTGTAAGCGCCCACCTTCCCGTTGAGTGTGATACTCTTGGTGTCTCCGACGTCCCAGACGTTGTCCCCAAGGTCCATGTCGGAGACCTGCTTGATCGCCGACCAGGCCGTAGCGTTCAGCGTTGCCCCGATATTCAAAACAGTGATGGCCACCGCCGCTGTCTTGGTCACGCCCCCCGCCGTATAAGAGATGGTGACACTGGTGGTTCCGGCGGTCAAGGCGCTGGTAGGATAGGTATACCCGCTGATCTCAACCCCTGGGATACTGTCGCTGCCGGACAGGAAATTGGCGACTACCTCCATGCCGGTAGGATCAAAGGTATCGCCGGGCGCATATAACGTCTTTTCGGGCCCTGTTGTGATCCCGATGCTGTCAAGCGCAACGGACCCGCCCTGCAAGGCCCGGAAGATGCCGTCACTGGTCACCGGGTTACTGCTCCCGGAGGTAGGGGTATTGTCGAAGGTCAAAGCGTTCTGCTTGGCGTTCCAAGCCGCCCGCTCCTCCGCTGTGATGTGCTTGATGGTGTTGCCGTCGTGGGCGTCCAGGTTAGCCTGAACATCTGCCGCAGCGCCCGTCTGATCCGCCCCCACCATCTGGGCAGTATAGTCTCCGCTCTGGGGGATCACCACGCCGCTTCTCCCGTTGAAGGAGGAGACGCCGCCCCCCGCCGCCGCCTGGGCCTGCTCAGACCAGTATTTGGCGTTGTTGGTGTCCTCTCCCGTCCGGGTCCCTGTATGGCCCACGGCCCAGCTCTCTGAAAGGACAGCGCTTCCCGCTGCGTTGGCCGCACTTCCCGCCGAGGCCGTTGCAGACCCCGCCGAAGCCGTAGCGCTCCCCGCAGCCTGGCCGGCGTAGTACTTGCTGTTGTTCTGATAGGTCTCGTCCGTGCTCTCCACGTCCACGCCGCCGCGCTGACCCACAGCCCAGGCCTCCGCGTCCTCTGCGGACCCTTCCGACGCCGTGGCGCTCCCCGCAGACGCCGCAGCGGAAGCCGCCGCCGCCGCCACGCTGTCATCCAACTGTACAAACTTCGGCAGCACCGCGTCGATCTGCGCCTGCAGCTGCTCCGCCGCGCTGGCCGGCACATCGTCATCACCCTCCCAGGTCACCATCTCATTGGGCAGGATGCGGAACCGGGAGAGCTCCGTGGCCACCCGCAGGACCTCCGTGGTGCCCTCCACGTCCACGCCGGCCACCGTCATGCCCATCTGCCCGGAGATTGCCTTGATGAGGTTGGGCACCGGCACCAGATACACGTTGGTCGTGCCCGTCACCAGCATCGCCGCCGTCAGCAGCACATTGGTAGGGTTCAGCCCCAGAGCGTCCGTAAAGGTCACCGTCTTGGTGGTCCCGTCCCAGGTCGCGCCGGCCTTGGAGAAATCCAGCTCGATGATGACCTCGTCATGGCTCCCGGCGGCCCCGATGACCACCCCGTCCCCGGTCACATATTCGCCTACCACCTGGCAGGCGATCATTCTCTGACTCATGGTTTCACCTCCGATTGAAAAGGAGCGGGAGAACCGTCCGCCCTCCCGCTCCTTCTGGATTACAGATTGGTCAGCGCCTTGGCGCTCTCCCGTTTGGCCCGCTCCATGGCCTCCCACGCGGCGTTCTTCTGCCGCTCAGAGTTCTGGATGACCTCCAAAAACTTCCGCTTGATCTTCACGGGCTCCCCCCGCTTGATGCGGATGAGCTCCCCGTTCACTCCCACCACCAGGTCTCTCTCCCGGTCGGAGTAGAGGATGGGCGCGGTGTAGTCCACCAGCTCCTCGGGGTCCAGCATCACGGGCTCGTTCTTCTTCTCAGCCATGATATCCTCCTTGTCTCGCATTAAGCGGTGGCGGTGCTCTCAATACGCACCATGTACTGCTGCACCAGGATCTCAGCGACCTTGGTGGCCTTCCAGCCGCAGGTGGCTCTCTGGTCCAGGGGGTCCCCGGTGCCGGCGGAGCCCAGCTGCTTGACGATGTGCTCCAGACCGCCGCCGGACACCTCGGTCACGCCATAAGCGTCATCGGCCAGGATCAGGGTGGAGTACACGTCCCGCTTGCCGGTGGCCTCAAACTTCTTGGCCCGGGAAGCCTGGACGAACCGGACGCCGTACAGCTCACCGATCTCGTTCTGATAGATGTTGGTGGTGTCCTTGTACTCATGGGGATTCCGCCACATGGGGTCCTTCATCAGGTCATACTTGGCATATGGATGGATGATGCCCACATAGTAGCCGTCGATCTTGGGGGCATCCTGGCTCTCCAGAGTCCGCACAGCCTTCTTGATGTCATCAACCGTCAGGTTGTAGGTGGTGGCGGAGGCGGCAGCGTCCTGCAGGGCGGCCCGGGAGGCCGCGCCGCCGGCGTACTGCACGTTGGTGCCGCCGTTGATTACCTCTCTGGTGATGGTGTCCAGGGTCCGGCCCGCCTGGGAGGCGATGAGCTTGGTGGCCTGGATCAGGTTGTTGTCGATGGCGGTCAGGATCAGCAGGTCAGACAGGGTGACATACCCGCCGTACTGGCTGATGGTGGCCGTCAGGTTCTTCACGTTCAGGCTCTGGCCGTCAGGGGTCACGCCCTCGGACAGGGCGGTGGTCATCTCAGGCAGGGGATCGTACTGCCGGAACTCGATGGTCTTGCCGCCGTTCTTGGGGATGGGATGCTTCTGACCAAACTGGTCATGGACCAGCTCCGCCTCCGCCAGATCGATGAGATAGTCGGAGTAGTAGGTCTTCATCTCCACACTCAGGTTATTGCCCTGGGTGTTGGAGGTGGTCTTGTTGACATTCAGGTTGCCGTCAAACAGGCTCAGATTGACAGGCAGGTAGAAAATTTCAGCCATGAGAGTCTCCTTTCTCTGGTCAGAAGGTCGAAATGATCTCATTTCGATAGGCTCTTCTGCGACAGTCCGGGGGACTGTTGCACCTTAAAACGAGATCTTCTCTCCTCTGGCCGCTCGTTTTGCTATTTCCGCACGGTCCTTCTTGGTGAGTTTCGTCACGTCAGACTTGACCGTAAAGCTGGCCTGGGCCGATCCGCCGGCCTCCGCCGGCCTCTGGCCTCTGGCCTTGATGTTGCTTGTGATCTGCTGCTCCGCCGCCCGGGCTGTGGACTGTGCCACCCCGGCCTTGATCTCATCCATGTGGATGACCTCATAGGCGGTCTTCATGGGCGTCCCCGCCCGCAGCAGACTGAGGAACTGAGGGTTCTGGCTCTCCCGCTGGATGTCGAAGGAGGGATACAGCTGCTTGAGGGCCTCGCCCTCGTTGTACCAGGCCTGCATCTGCCGGTTGGCCTGCTGCTGGCCCTGCTGGCGTCTGAGCTGCTCATTGGCCGCCGCCAGCTCCCGCTCCATCCGCTGGAACTCCTTGTACTGCTCCACGGACATTCCCGCGTCCTCGGCGGCCTGCTCCCAGTACCCATCGTCGGCGTTTATGGCCTCCATCAGAGCGTCCATGTCCCCGTCTTCGATGCCGTACCGCTGGCGGAGCATATCCACCACCGGGCTCACCGCATCCAACTGCTCCTGGAGCCCTCTGGTCTCCTTGAACCGCTGGTTGATGATCCGCTGGACGTCCTCGCCGTACAGATCCTTGTATTCCTCGCTGTTCACCAGGTCCCGGTACCTCTGCCGGCGTTCCTCCAGCGTGTTGGACGTGACCTGGACCTCCGGCTCCCCGGCGTCGGGAACCACTTCCTGTTCTTGCTGGATGCCGTATTTGACATTGTCCAGCTCACCGCCCGAACGTCCCCGGCGGGTGCTCACGGGGCTCTGTGCCTGGGCCTCACCCGATGCTTCTCCGCCTTCCCCGTCAAAGAGGTTGAGGACGGGCGTGAGCAGCGCAAAGATATCCTTCATGGATATATCCTCCTTTTCCCGCGGGTTTCTCTTCCACCCGTGCAAGTCAGTCCGTTTCGTATCCCCGCCCCAGGGGGCGTCCCCGCATATCTTCGGTTGGCCCCCTGAAGGCAGAAATACGGGAGGACATGATTATCACACCACATCCTCCCGCAGATTTCGCCCCGAAGAGAAAATATTTTTAAGTTTTTCCTTCTACATATTCCATTTCCGCGAAATCGCCGTACTCTTTGGCGATCTGCCTGAGTCCGATGACGGCGCAGAGGAAGGCCCCCACCGCCATCTGGTCCCCGAAGAAATCGATCACCGCGTCGGCAGACTCCAGACTCTCGCCCCGCACGTCCACCCCGGTGGCGTTCATCAGATACCCGGCCAGCGCATACACCAGTCCGGAGATGGCCGCGCACACCTGAGGGGACCCCGTGGCGTGGCCCTTCACAGAGAGGTAGCACCGCCCGTTGTTTGTGCCCCGCTCGGCATAGATCCTGGTCATGCCCCGCCTCCCGGCGTCGCCGCAGAGGATCCCAGGTCCATATTGGGCGTGGACCGCGCCGCCAGTCTCTGGCCATAGGCGGTCATGTTGGGCTTTTCAGCGTCCACTACCATGGAATCCATACTCTTCCCGCTCTGGGGCGGCTCTCCGCCTCCCTGGGGCGCTCCCTCCACGGGCATCCCCATCATCCCCTGGGCCTGCTGGAGGGCCATGGTGAGCTGCTGCACCAGGTTCTGGAGGGTCTGTCCCTTCTCAACGTATTGCTTCACATCGTCGATCCCCTCAAAGTCCATCATCTGGAGGGCGCCCATGGCCTGCTGGGCCAGCTCGGGATTGAAGAAGCCCATGTTGAAGAGCTCCTTGGCCCGCTCGTTCTGCTCCATCCGGGAGAAGGGAGACTTCTTCTGGGCCTTGACCTTCACGTCGAACACCGGCCGGCGGTACAGCATCTCCGTCTGCCCCGGATACATCGGGGGCATCTCCTGGTCCCGCAGCCTGGAGTTATCCATCTGCACGAACTCATACCCCTGCTGATTGGGCGCCGTCACCCGGAAGGCCCGCTTCTCGTCGTAGAACTGCCGCATGAGCTCGATGACCAGCTCCACCACGTCGGCAAAGGCCCGGTAATGGGCAGAGATCATATCCCGGCTGACCTTGTTCCCCGCTTCCTGAAGGGCCGCAATGGCCGCCGCCGCCGTCACGCCGGCAGAGGACCCGCCGGAGTTGGCGTCCCGGTTGGCCGCCGTCTCCTTCATCTCGTCGATCTTCATCTGTGCGATGTCCACATAGATGGCGGAGATGGGCTGCACCACGATGTCCTTGATCCGCCGGTCATCGATCTCGCCCTCCACATGGACCAGGGGCTGCTCCCAATCCAGGAACTCCTCCTCGTTCACCGCCGTGGAATTGCTCACCCAGGAACGAGGCTTGGTGGCCTTCATGGCGTGGTCCAGGATGTGCCCATAGAGCTTGTCGATGTACATCTGCGGGTCTTTGCACACCGCGATATACCCAAACCCCACCGGCATCCCCTTCTCCGGGAAGAGGGTGTCCATCACCACCGGGTACTCCCCGTGGTCATAGAACCCCCGGTCTGCCAGGGCGGGGTCGTTCTCGCTGGCATACAGCAGCACGTTCCCCACGAACTTGGCGTAGTGGAGCACCGTTTTCCCCGTGGGGTCCTCCACCTTGTAGTACCAGTCAACGACCAGTGACTTCTTGGACAGGTCGATGGTCTCATCGTAACAGTACTTCTTGACGTCGATGGTCTTCCCGCCCAGTCTCCCCTTGTACTGGGGATACTGCTGGTCCAGCAGGTCCTCGTCCACCAGGTCCACAATAAAGAGGTTCCGGCTCTGCTGGATGTCCGTCACCCCCGGCTCCCAGAAAACATTGAGCAGGTCCAGCTGCCGGATGTCGATGTCCCCCATGCCGTTTTCCTTCTTGGGGTTCCACCCCACGAAATAGCAGGCCGTCCCGTGTTTCAGCTTCTCCCACCATGCGTCGCTGATGGTCTGGTCGTAATCGTTATACTCCATTACCACCGGCACCACGCTGGACAGGACCTTGGCGCTCTCCTCGTCGCTCTGCTCCCTGGGCAGCACCAGTGCCTCTGGCATATTGTCCATGGCGTCGGCGTGTTTGTTCATGAGGGTGTTAAACAGCCAGGCGGAGGTTGGCTCCGGGCTCCACCCCTTGGGCTTGTCCCGCTTGATGGCCTCCCAGTGCCGCAGCTCCCACCACAGCTCGTCCTCCACCACCCGGCTCTCCAGGTTCTGCTTCCCGTCCTTGTACCGGGTGAGGGTGGCCGCCGCCTCGGCGATCTCACGCTCTCCGATCTTCTGCCGGTCCATCCCAGCCGGGTCCGGCTCCCGCAGCGCGCCCACCAGCCCGGAGGCCCCGGCGCCGGCGTTCTGTCTGAGGGCCACGTCCGGGGGAATTTCCATCCCCTCCGGCACTCTGGGCCGCCCCAGCCCCTCTCTCTGCTGCTGGAGCAGTCTCCACTTGATCCGCTCGTCCATCAGCTCACCCCTTTCGGTAAAATGCGTAGGGATCGTATCCCTTCTCGTTAGTCCCCCATATATCCAGCGGGTCGTAAGGTCTCGGCTCCGCTTTCTTCCGAACCCTCGGCGCGATGGGATTCCGCATGCAGACATACCGCAGCATGTCGTAGGCATGGTCCTCTCCGTCGGTGTCCACGTCCTCCACGTCGGTCTCGTCATACACCAGGTTGGGCACGGTCCGAATGAAATTCTTGCAGGTGTTGAACACATACAGCATGGGCCGCTCGTCCTCGTCAAACACCAGCCGGTGATGGACCTGCATCTTCCCGTCGATCCTGGCATGATCCCCCTTCTCAAAGTACACCCGTTGCCGCTCCATGAGGGCTCCGATGCTCTCCGTCCCGTCAGACCCCCAGATGGCCGGGTCTCCCACCCGGTGGATGGTCTTCCCCCGGAGGTTGGGATCGTCCTCCTCGATCTCTTTGATTTTCCGCGCCACCTCTGTCGGCTCCCACTTGACCCCCTGGTTGGGCGTCCCCGTGCATCCGTAGAGCTCACGTATATGATACATCCGCCGCTCCCGGTCCACGGCAAACCACCCCACGGAGAAGGGCCTGGAGTACCCCCAGTCCAGCCCGCACCAAATCCCCCAGTCTCCAGGGATCTGAAAAGGCGCGATGACATGGGTGCCCTTCCGGTCCTCATAGTGGCTCGGATCATTCCGCCACTCCACGAATACCTGGCCGGAGAAGGAATCCCAGTCCCCATACAGCAGCGCCCGCTTCTCCGCCTCCGGCATGGAGGCAAGCCTGGCCACATACTCCGGGTCGTTATGCATCAGCGCCTGGTTGTCCCACACCGTGGAGGGCACAAAGATCCGCTTCTGGATCCTGCTGTGGTGCTCCCCCTTGGGGTCCACCCAGGAGACCTCCTCGCTCACCGGCGTCATGGCCGGCGCGGCTGTGATAAACCGCTCCTTGACCCAGCCGTGCCCCACGTTCCCGGGGTTTGCCGTCGAGCGGATGTACACCCTGGTCCCCGGCCCGTTTGGCCGGTTCCGTGAGAACAGGTAGGAGTATTCCTCCCAGGTAAAATGCGTCAGCTCATCGAATCCAACGAAATCGAACGCCTGACCCTGGTATTTGATCCTGTCGTTGGTGTGCTGCATGGACCCGAAGATGATCTTCGCCCCGCTCGGGAAGGTCCAGGTGTGATTGGAGGCGTTATACCTCGCCCCCAGAAAGGCCTGCTTGTAATACAGCAGACTCTTGTCGATGAGCTCCCGCAACTCCGGGAAGGTCTTTCTCAAAATCAGCGCCTTATAATGCGGGATATGCACCTGCCGCAGCGCCTCGATCACCAAGGCGTCACTCTTCCCCCCGCCTAACCTGCGGCGCCTCCATATAAGGCTTCGTACTCCGGTCTAGCCATAAATGCCGCTTGTCTGGGCTGTGGCTTCCATACCACATTCTGCACCGCTATACCACCTCCCGGATAAAGTGCTGACCTGCCGCCGCATTTCGCTTCCCGTTTAACACATCACTGATGTGTCTGCTATTAAAGAACCTCTCCGCCTCACTGACACTAGCAAAACGCCTTTCCTGCCCGGTTTTAATATCAATTGCAATGATCGGCTGCATCCTCGCCGCGTTTGTTCTGGCGGATGCTTTGAACACATTCCCCCACAAACCAGACTTGATCGCATGTTGCGCATTCTCGATATTATTGACCCATTCAAGATTTGAAGCCGCATTGTTGCTCTTGTTCCCATCGATATGATTAACCTGCGTCTTACCAACTTCCCCAGGCAGAAATGCTTTTGCTACTTCTCTGTGAACCTTGAAGTGCTTTTTCACTCGATTTACGGTGACACAGACCCTCATATACCCCTTACCATCAGGTGTCGCTTTGAGAATCCGATCATCTCGCAATAAGGAACGCATACGCCCCTTGTTGCTTACCATGATTTTACCATCGGTCTCCGGTATTACTTTCCAAACTTCCATATAAGTCTCCTTTCTAAGTGTGACTTACTCCGGCATCACCGGCGTCATAAGGATGACCCCGCCGCCCTGGCTGGATGTCTCGATCTTCGGTGTCAGCAGATTGTGGTACTTGGCCAGGATCTCCGCCGCCTTCAGCTTTTCCCTCTCGTCCGGGGCCTTCTCCATCCGTCTGGCCTCCGACACCCCTTCCCCCAGGCCCTCCGTAACCACGATCTCCGCCATGGACTTCCCCCGGATCACGGAGGTCAGGTACTCCAGAATCTCCTGGGCGTCCGCGATCTTCTTTGATCGCAGCTCCTCCAGCTTCTCCCTGACATAGTCCTGGACCTGCCTGTATTTAACGTCGTTTAACAGCCTGGACCCGGCGGCGCACGCAGTATTTTTATTTCTGATGTTTGGATAGGCCGTCATGTAGGCCCGTCCGATGTCCAGGTCGATGAGATACTCATCCGCAAACCGTTTTTGTCGTTCCGTCATACTGCGTCCCCCTTTCCCATTCAGGGGAGAGCCTTCGCCCTCCCCATCCTGGAGCTGTTCAAATTGAGAGATCCTGCCGGCAAGTCAGAGAGGTGATACCTGCCTTTCTCTATTTATTTCACAGGGCATGACCCCGCCGGCAGACCCCTGTGGTCTCACTGTATCACGTTTGCTTTCCAGTTTCGCCCTCCAAAAAAATTTTGGAAAAAATAAAAAACTCTTGACATTGCGCCAAAATTGGCGTATACTGTAACCAAGATCAGAGACAGGGCAACAGCCCGACGGACTGAAGGAGGACCTTAAAATGAAGATCACTCACGGAGAGCGGCTCACTAATGAGCAGATCACTATCCTTGAAAGCGCGGGCTTCCGCCGCTGGACCAAGTACGGCAAAGACAGACTGTACGCAAATGCCGCCGTGATCGGCATGGAGCTGGACTTCTACAAGTCCTCCGGCGCGATCAGCCACTCGGTGCTGAACGGCGAGAAGATTAGCCACCGCCAGGCCGGTAAGATTCTGGACCGCATCGACGGTGCTTACATCGACGTAGAGACCGGCAAGATCTACGCCAAGGACGGTGGCCATGAGTACATCGAAGCCGCTGTCGAAGCCATCGACGATACTGAAAGTGAAGCCGAAGAGGAGGACAACACCATGAAAATCAATGTTACTTACGAATCCTGCCCCGACCCCGAGGGCAGCGGCTGCATCGACTACATGATCGCCGACATCTCTGACCTGGACCTTGATCGTGACGATCTGTACGCAGAGATTGACCCGTACTACTTCATCCCAGAGATGGGCGGCGTTGAAAAGTTGGTTAAGCTTTTCCCGGCCTATGAGTCTATCATTCGGAACTCCTTCGATTCCGATGAAGAGACTCGCGGGACTGACGCCATGGACGATCTTCTCCACGCGATGTGGTACGGCTGTGAGGCGATCGAAGGTGAAGAAATCACCTACCTCCAGGATTTTGAGTGGCGTATCGGGGACTTCTGGGACAAGCTTTACAATGCCTTCATCGTAGATGCGTACAAGTACACGGAGCCTTACCTCAAGGCGGAGATCATCGCCCAGGCTGAGAATCTTGGCATCGACAAGGCCAACCTTGTCTTTTGAGGAGGGTACGCCATGACCATCAAAACCGCCCGCCAGTCCGCTGGCCTGACCCAGAAGCAGCTTGCTGAACAGACCGGAATCAACATCCGTCAGATCCAAAAGATAGAGGCTGGAGACATTAAGGTCTCAAACCTCACCGCAGCCAATTTCATCCGCCTCTGCCGGATCCTGAACATAGACCCATTCGAACAGATCGACAAATAATTGCCTCCCCGGTGTTTAACCGGGGGGCTTTTTCTTCTCGTTCCTGTCGTAATGCGCCAAAAGAGCGGCGGCGAGGGAACACCCCCGCCACTGCTCCACGTTGGCGCAGTACGCTCTGCTGTAATCCTGAATCGACGTCCGGTCGGGAAATCGGATCACCCCGGCCTCACAATGCACGGCCCTTTTCTCGTCCCAGGTAAAGAACGGACAGGCCCACGTGATATGACTGTATCCCACCGGCATCCCTCCTCAGTCTCGGTCATCCTCCAACTCGCATAAAAATGCGATATTCGTAGCACAGTGCCACAGGTGGGGCAGGCCGCTTTCTTCGTCCACCCCGTGCGGCGTTGCCAGGTATCGCATGAAGTGACGGAAAGCCGCATCCTTTATCCGTTCCATACTGATGGTCCGCCATCCGTCTACGCCCGTCTTCGGG